AGCCGCAAGGAGCAACAGGATGGAGAACCAGAAATCTGGTTACGTCCCGTTGTACCGGAGCATCAAGAAGAAGTCCTGGGCTAAGGATGTTTTCCTGCGCGCGCTGTGGGAGAACCTGCTCATTGACGCAGCCAGACAGCCATACACGGCATTCTTCAAGGGCAAGCAATGGCCTCTGCAACCCGGTCAACTGGTCGTCACTGCTGCGGATCTAGGCCTTCAGTTGTGTGACCGCCAGGGCAACCCGACAAGCCGCGACGCAGTGGAGAGAATGCTGTCTGTTTTCGTCCGCGAAGGGATGATTTCCATCGAAGGAGAGAAGCGAAAAGGCAGGGTGATCACCATCACGAACTACGTCGAATATGCTCAAAAAATGGACGATTTACCCGCACATAAAGCCGCACATACAGGCGCACATGATGAAGCCAGTAACGGCGCGGGTTCAGATGGGTATACCGCACATAAGGCCGCACAATTCCCCGCACATCATGAACAAGAAGGTAATAACAAGAATATAAATAACTTATCGTCCGAGAATTCTGACGAATCCTCTGACGCACGTCTCAAGAAATTTTTATCAGCTCATCCAGAAGCTGCGATTTACACACCATCCGGTGCTAAGTGGGGATCGGCTGAAGACCTCAAAACTGCCCAGTGGATTTCCACCAGGGTGAAGCTGATTAACCCAACCTGCAAAGCCCCGGACATGACCTCCTGGTCTAACACCGTTCGCCTGATGCGCCAGATAGACAACAGGTCGCACCAGGACATCTGCGCGCTGTACGACTGGGCAAGCAAACACCACTTCTGGCAGACCAACATCCTGAGCCCGGAAAGCCTGCGTAAGCAGTGGGACAAGCTGACGATGCAGCGCAGTGCTGGTGGTGAGCAGCGAGGCGGAAAGCCGGATCTGGACTTCAACAACACTGACTGGGCCTATGGGGTGATTCGATGAAATCTCTTGCAGAGCAGATGCGTAACCATGACCGCGAGCAGATGAGTCGCATGGCCCACAACCTGCCAGAGCAGTACCAGGAGCGAGCTCCGGTCGAGCAGGTGGCGCAGGTATTCAACGGACTGTTCAACCAGCTGCGTGCCGCGTTCCCGGCCAGCATGGCGAACTTCCGCGAACAGCGTGACTTGGACGAATTTCGCCGTCAGTGGCTGCTGGCGTTTCAGGAGAACGGGATCCACACCATGGCTCAGGTCGATGCCGGCATGCGTGTAGCGCGCAGCCAGGTACGCCCATTCCTTCCGTCGCCGGGCCAGTTTGTTGCCTGGTGCAAGCAGAGTGGCGGGGCGTTGGGCGTCACCGTTGACCAGGTGATCGCCGAATACTGGGACTGGCGTAACCGTTCGTTCGAGTTCACCTCCAGCGAGCAATTCCCATGGTCTCAGCCGGTCATGTACCACATCTGCGTCGAACTGCGCCACCGCAGCACAGAGCGCCAGTTGACGCATGGCGAGCTTGCGCATGAAGCCGGTGATCTGCTGGACATGTGGGAGAAGCGCGTCACAGAGGGTAAACCAGTGCCGCCAGTGCGCCGGGCAATTGCAGCACCGGCTGCCGAGCACGGGCCGACGCCTATCCAACTGCTTCAGGCGAAGTACAACCGCAACAAGTCGAACGGGATGGTGTGACATGACCATAACAATCCGTGAGCAGGTTCTGGCAGCCCTGCGCAACAACCCAGGGCTGAACAACGCCAAGCTGGCAGCGCTTATAGGCATGGATACCAAAAAGATATCCGGCACGGTTAGCACTCTGCTGGCCGACGGCCTGATCAGCTGCGAAGGAAAATATGGCCAGCGCCTGTATAGCCTGACCAGTTACGGCATGCGCTTCGCCCCTGACACGATACCGGGCATGAAGCATGGCAAGTCGAAGTTAATTCAGCGGACAGATACAAACGTGATCTGCCAGGAATGCCGCAATAGTCCGGCTATGAAGCGAGTATTGATGGTTTGGGGGAGAGTAGGGGTATGAGCGAATGGAGTGATTATCGCTTGATGGTTAGGACCATGGCGAAGGGTAACGGTGTAACGCTCAGCAGCATCGCCAGGCACTGCGGCGTATCGCACAGGAAGCTCAATCAGATTCTCCAAGCTGGGCCATCCAAAGAACAGGAAGAACTCATAGCCGAAGCTCTGGGGTGCGCAGGGTGTGACCTTGCGGAAATCCACAGGCAAATGGGCGAGTTATCAGACAAGTACGGGAGGGCAGGGGTATGAAAATTTACATCGCAGGACCAATGACGGGCTACGAAAATTACAACCGTCCGATGTTTAACGCAGTAGCACAGCAGATGTTATCAGGTGGTCATGTGGCATTAAATCCGGCCACGCTCCCGGATGGTTTATCTCAGCGTGAGTATATGGACATCTGCCTGGCGATGCTTCGCTGCGCCGACGCCATCCACATGCTGCATGGGTGGCAAGAGTCGGAAGGTGCTGTCGCTGAGCATGCCATGGCTAAAAAGTTGGGAATTAAAATTTCTTACCAATTTGAAGGAGCCGCCCAATGAGCAACATCGACAAACAGGAGCTGCGTGAAGCGGCGGAGAGAGCAGAATCAGATAGTTGGGGTTATGATCGCGATGAATTCAATGAGGCTCTAACCCCGTCCACCGTGCTGGCGCTGCTGGATGAGCTGGAAGCCGCAGAGAAGCGGATTGCTGAGCTATCACACCATCTCCAGTGCGCGCACGCCTTTGTCGAGCATACAGAAGCGTTTGGACACGAAGCTTCAAACGGGATTCTGTGCTGTGGTGATGCGCAGTGGGATATTGATGCGTCTAAGTTGGTTCTGGCAGCAGCCGCTAAAGGAGAGGCATCATGAGCACCTTCACCAAAGAGCAGTTACTAGAACGTGCGCGCGAAAAAGTTAAGGGTTTGGAGTATGCGTTAAAACATCCTGTCGCTTTCGCGGACACGCTTACTGAACTTGAAGAAGAACTGGAGCTGGCGCGTATCGCGCTGGCATCGCTCGAAGCGGAGCCGGTTTACCAGGCATTCTCTTTCGAAAGATGGCGTGACGTAAGTGAAGAAGTCTTTGAGGCGGAAAAGAAAGATGGGTGTCAAGTCAGAGTTTTATACACCACACCGCCAGCGCCGGTATCTGAGAGCGAGCCGATGAAGATGTTTGGCATTGGCTCAGTGTTTAAGCCCAAGATATTGAGCGGGGATGAGGTTGATTGTGATAGCTGTGCACATTACCAGCCTAATGTCTGCCATGGGGAAGGATGCCCTGCCGCCATGCTTCAGGGTGCAGAACCTGTAAGTAATCGTGATGAGTTGCCAGATGGCTGGGTGGCTTGCAGTGAGCGGATGCCTGAGGTGCGTAAACCTGTTTACATATTTCATCCTGATTATGGCGTTGACCAGTGTGTATGGTATGACCATCAGGAAGGCGCGTTCGTTTGGGGCGATGAAACAAGGCTCAGGGAGCTGGAATCCGTATCGCATTGGATGGCAATGCCTAAGTTACCATCCGCCCCTCGAAAGGAGGTTTGAAGATGCCTAAGCACCTAAATCCACACAATCTGGTTATAGGTACCAGCGTCACCGTGAGACTTAATAGCGGAGAAGAAAAAACGTGTGAACTGACTGACCATAGCGACTGGCTTGTCGGGTGCCCAGTTGCTGTCACTGAGGACGGTCCAAGCATAGCAATCGGCTACCAGGGTGAGATTATCGCAGCAGCACCACAGCAGGAGGTGAAGTGATGGCCTTAACTCACAGTGAGCTCTGCGTGTTGGCCTGTAAATTTCTACAGAACAACGGCTTCAAGGTTGCTTTTCACGATCGCTTTGTTGCAGCTGTATCTACTGGTGAGCAGCCTGATGCGCTGGGGTTTAGAAATCTGGCATCATGCCTGATCGAAGTGAAGTGTTCTCGCGCTGACTTCCTTGCTGACAGGAAAAAGAGGTTTCGGGTAGAGCCAGAGTTGGGCATGGGTGACTGGCGATTCTTTATGGCTGAGCCTGGTTTTATTGAGGTGCATTAACTCCCTCCCGGCTGGGGCTTGCTCCATGTAAAAAATGGGCGGGTCTACAAGGTTCATGGGTGGCCAGGCAATGCTATGTGGTGCAATAAATCATCCAAGCCTTTCGCCGCCAATAAGCAGGCAGAATGCGATTACATGTACAGCGCACTTCGACGCATGCAGGTGCGTGGCCATCTTGACCAGGTATATGACGGACTTCCAAGCTTCCCTCCTCCGGAGGTGGCCAATGCCTAACCCATTCGACGCATAACAAACAGGCCTCTTCGGAGGCCTTTCTCTTGAGTTGATTTTGTTGAATCAACCGTCCATACTTTCTTTGCTGATGGCCTGAACACCCATTGGTGACTTCTGCGCATTTAAGGGGACTTAAATGCGACCACAATCTGAACTCCTCACCTTGTCACAGATGCAGAAATGCACCTGCGATTTTCTGCATTCTGCGGTTTCCGTTAAGGAGGCCGTATGAACCTGCCAGCAGACGGCATCAAACTCCATCGAGGAAACTTCGCGGCCATCGGCCAGCAGATTCAGCCATTGCTGGATGCCGGGCAATGTTTCCGCCTTCAGGTTAAGCCATGGCGAGAGAAGCGCAGCCTGTCGCAGAACGCCCTCAGCCACATGTGGTACACGGAAATCAGCGAATACCTCATCGCCCGCGGCAAGACCTTCGCTACGCCTGAGTGGGTCAAAGACGCGATGAAGCACACCTATCTCGGCTACGAAAGCAAGGACCGTGTAGACGTCGTGTCTGGCGAGGTCACTACCGTCCAATCCCTCCGCCATACGTCTGATCTGGAAACGGGCGAAATGTACATCTTCCTGTGCAAGGTCGAAGCCTGGGCGATGAACATCGGCTGCCACCTGACCATCCCGCAGAGCTGCGAGTACCAGCAACTGCGCGATAAGCAGGAGGCCTGATGTCTACTCCACTTTCCCGCGTCATCACAAACGAAATCTTCCGCGTTCCTGCGCGCCGCAAGCGTAAGCCCGCGGTTAAGCCGTCCGACATCCCGACCTTGAAAGGCTACACCGCCCGCCTGGTGGATCAGAAATGGCTGCGTCTCGCGGCGAGGAGGAATCATGCGTAAACCATCCCGCCGTAAGTGCAAGGTATGCGGTGAATACTTCGTGCCGAAATTCCACGACATCCGGATCCGCTGGTGCTGCCCGGAACACGGCGCAATCCTCGCAATGGAAGAACGCGAGAAGGAGAAGGTGAAAGCCGCTGCTAAGCGAATTAAGGAGCAGAAGGAGGCAGAAAAGGCCGGGCGCAAACGCCGCAAGGAGAGGCTGGTAGAGCTACGGCCTGCCGGGTACTACAAAGCGCAGGCTCAGCAGGCATTCAACGCCTACATCCGTGCGCGCGACGCCGATTTGCCATGCATCAGCTGCGGCGAGACCAATCCACCTGATTTGCATGGCGGCCAGTGGGACTGCGGCCACTTTAAAACGGTCGGCGCCAACCCAGAACTGCGCTTTGAAGAGCGCAACGCTCATAAGCAGTGCAAATCCTGCAATGCCGGGGCCGGCAAGTACACCGCCAAGGAGGCGACCGTAGCGCAGCAATACGAAGCTGGCCTGGTTGCTCGTTATGGGCAGGATTACGTCGACTGGCTCAACGGACCCCACGAAATGACCAACTACCGCCGGGAAGACTTCATCCGGATCCGCGATGAGTACCGCGCAAAGCTCAAGGCACTGAAACAGCGGGAGGCAGCATGAACTATACCGACTTCCTCCGGTACCAGGCCGAAAGCGTTAAGCGCGCCAGCATGCCGCCAGTAGCAAAGCACAGCCAGACCAAAACCAACCAGCCACAGAAGGAAGCCGCATGAACAGTCAGCAACTGGAATACGTACGTCAGCAGCTCATTGTGGCGACCGCAGATCTGAGCGGGGCGACGAAAGGGCAGCTGGTAGCCTTCGCAGAGAACGCACAATTCACTGCGACGGCGCGCAGCCGGGGCCGGAAGAAAATAACCGACCCGGTCACCGGCCGCAAAGTTAACCCGGACGGCCCGGCGATGAGCGGCAGCCAGTCCCGCGCTAAGGGGTCATCTATCGCTCTTGTCAGCCCGGTAGAGTTCGGTACCGCATCATGGCGCCGCGCTGTCCTGTCGCTGGAGGATCACCAGAAAGCTTGGCTGCTGTGGAACTACAGCGAAAACGTTAGGTTTGAGCACCAGGTGGCGATCACTCAGTGGGCGTGGGCGGAGTTCCAGGAGCAGCTCGGCGCGAAGAAGGTGGCGGGCAAGACGATGGAGCGCCTGAAGAAGCTAATCTGGCTGGCGGCGCAGGACGTCAAAAGGGAGTTGGCGGGCCGTGAGACTTACGAATATCAGAAGATGGCGGAACTGGTCGGTGTAACGCCAAAGAACTGGTCCGAGACGTTTACGGAGCGCTGGGTGGAGATGAGGCGTATCTTCCAACGCCTGGATAGCGGTGCTTTGTTGCAGGTTACGAGATCACGTTCACAACAAAAGGCGACAAATTTAGATTTGAGAGGATATAAGTAATGGACCAAGAAACTCTTAAATCTATTCTTAAGTACGACGCCTTTTCTGGTTTGTTTTCATGGGCAGTGAAAAGGCAGAAGGTGGTTGTAGGAAGCGTTGCTGGAAGCAAAAATTCTCTTGGCTATGTGCAAATAAAAATTTCTGGGAAACTTTATCATGCTCATCGCCTTGCATGGCTCTACGTGTACGGATATATGCCAGAAAAAGAGATCGATCACATAAACAGAATAAGAGACGACAACAGGATTGCCAATCTTAGAGAAGCAACCAGCCAACTTAACTCTCTTAACACTGGTATCTATAAAAATAACACATCAGGTAGCAAGGGTATTTATTATAACAAAAGAGCAAAAAAGTGGCAGGCACAGATTCTCATCGATGGAAAACGGGAGTATTTAGGTCTCTATGATGATTTAAAAAGAGCCGATATAGCATTTAGACTTGCTAATCACTTCAGACTTGCAAAACTGGATTGAAACGCATATATTTCATGTAAATCTGATATCGTCGCCATAGCTTTGATTGTCGACACAAATAATTCAAGCCCGAGGTTAACGCCTTGGGCTTTTTCGTATCTGCACAACAGGAAAGAGCATTCTCCCGTATGGGGCTTGGCTTAAATGCACCGAGTGCTCTGTCCGTTGTGGTGAATGCGCAGGCTGATGCGCAAGGGCAAGAATCTTTCGCTGGATTCGGTGTGGCCACGTAGCCCGCTGTAGGCAGTCGCAGCAAGCCGGAGATCAGCGCCGGCCACCACAAACCAAACCCACTACCTGGGACCCTTCGGCCAGAGAGCCGACATTGCCTTACCCTCATCTTCCCGGCCTGTCGCCGGGTTTTTTATTCCAGGCCCCGGGAACCATCATCGACACGCCTACTTTTTAAATCGTCCCGAGGGCCTGAACCAACTACACACGGAATAAATATGTCTGAGACCTTCACTATCGTAGGCGTTGGTCTTACATCGTCATCAGTCGGTGTAACCTTTGCCACGCTGTTTCCGGAGGCGACTCCAGCAGTGATGCTCGGATCACTCGCCGGAACGGCGCTATACGTTCTGACCTCAGATCCCCATCAACTCTGGAAGCAGGCTATCTTTGCGCTGATATCGTTTATCAGTGGCGTGTTCTTCTCCGTACCCATGGCGAAAATCATGGCCGGAATCATCAACACGCCGTTAAGCCTGATGAAGCCACCGGCCAGCATTGAGGTATCGCCCGCTGTCGGTGCAATTGTCACTGCTTCCATTTCCGTGGCAGTCCTGCTGCGTATTCTCCGCAAATCCAAAAGCGGGAAGATGCCGGGGCTGGGGGAGGAAGATAAATGACATGGCAGCTTCTTCTTATGGATGCAAACGCCATAGTTTGCCTGTTAATCATGGTCAGGCTGATGTTTTTCCGGAAAGAGGGAAAGCGTCATCGCCTGAGTGTCGCGGTGCTGGCCTATCTGGTCATTCTCGCCGCCGGATTCAACGCCTTCAACATTCTGCTCGGCCACTACGTACAGGTTAACCTCGGCGATCTGCTGCTTAACTCCGTCATCTGCATGGCGGTGTGGCTGGCTCGCGGGAACCTGGCGAAGGTCGTCATTACGGAATAGCCATGACCAAAGACGATATCTTTAACACCATCCTCGGCAAAGAGGGCGGTTATGTTGATCACCCGAATGATAAGGGCGGACCAACGAACTGGGGAATTACTCAGGCAACTGCCCGCGCGCATGGTTATACCGGTGATATGCGAAACCTTACACGTGATCAGGCTCTGGCGATCCTTGAGTCTGATTACTGGTATGGCCCGCGGTTTGACCAGGTGGCAGAAGTATCCCCTTCCATTGCCGCCGAACTCTGCGATACCGGTGTGAACATGGGGCCATCGGTGCAGGTTAAATGGTTCCAGCGCTGGCTGAACGTTTTCAATAACCAGCAGCAGTTCTATCCGGATCTGATCGCCGACGGGCAGATCGGCCCACGTAGCATCAGCGCGCTGAAGTCCTTCCTGGCGAAACGAGGCGGCGAAGGGGAAATCGTATTGCTTCGCGCACTGAACTGTAGCCAGGGCCAGCGTTATCTTGAGCTGGCAGAACAGCGGCCGGCTAACGAGTCATTCGTTTATGGCTGGATGCGCGAGCGGGTGAGCCTATGACGACACTCAAATCTGTTCTCGCGGCAATCGGGTTTGCGATCCTGATGGTGCTTGGTGCGTTTGGTCTGGGGCGTTTTCGCGGACGTGAACAGGCTGAAGCAAAAGTAGACCAGCAGCGAACCGAAGAAAATGCCGCAGCCACTGAAGCAGTAGCCGAACGCCGGGTAGAAGCAACGAAAGAGGCCAGCAATGTACAGCAGACGGTTAACCATATGCCTGGCGACGATGTTGATCGTGAGCTGCGCGCAAACTGGACCCGCAAGGGTTGAGGTAGTCGATACAGCGTGTGACTGGGTAAATCCAATCTACGCTACAGATCATGACTGGGATGTGCTGGACCGCCAGACGAAGAAAGACATCCTGGCGCATAACAAAGCGTGGCAGGCGAACTGCCAGAAGCCAATCGAGAAAAAAAATTAGCAGCAAGGATATCGAGTTGATAATTTGCGAAAAATAGCTCCGGCGTGTGCCATAAACAGTTCAAGAATGAGCTGCCTTCTTTTTGCCTGTTGATTACCTAAAGGGTATTATCGTGATCCACACAGCAAGGAGGTTACATGACTGAACAGGCTTATGATTTAACTAAAATCAAAGAGATAGAACAGACCGATGATGCCATGAAAGCTAATCGGCTTTTAGCTAGTGGCTGGGTATTATTGAAAGTAACTGAAACCCAATCACACGATGAATACGGTGCCTTGTACTCCACAGTTTGGTTCACAGTTGGAAACCCCCAGTAAGCAGAATAGCCCGCCAAACCGCGGGCATTTTTTATCCCCACCAGCGGATAAAACAACCATTATCCCCTATACGGTATAAATCGGCCTCGCACCTGCGGGGCTTTTTAATGCGCATCGCACGCGCACATCAAAGAAAGTCTTTCAGCTGTGAGCCTGGGCAAACCGTTAACTTTCGGCGGCTTCGCCGTGCGACAGGCTCACGTCTAAAAGGGTAGTAAACATGAAAAAAACTCTAAGCCTAAAAGATGCAATGCGTAGCCTTCACGTTATCGAAACCGATGAAGGAATCGAACTACAAAGCGCGGCTGGCACGGCAAAATATGATGCGTGGGGCGCACGCCGTGAGGTGAATGGTATCCCAGAGTACTTTCCCTCCTCTGTCACGGTAAATAAGCGTCCGCAAGCGCTAGTGGATGATAAAGGACCATCTGTACCTGATGACTCATGCGCACCATTGGTACGCACAATGAAGCTTCGTGTTGAGCTGGACACATCAGGCGCACAACAGGCTGTTGACGAACTGGATGACAAAATCCGTAACAGCGATGCATTCAAAGTCCTGAAAGATGGCTGGACTTTCGAAAAGAACGGGGTGCTGATTATTAATAACGGAGAGGTGTTCGTTACCGATGCGAAGATCGACGATGCCGTATTGTCTAAGAGCTACAGCGTTAAATTAAACGTCGCCGGCAAAGGCAAGCCGCACGAAGCTGGCATGACCCTCGGTGTTGAAGGTGAGAATAGCAAGGTTGAGTTTCTGGCCGATCGCTATAAGGTGCATGAAGCCGCTCAATCAGCCAGCAATAATGAAAAGACGACATTCAATGTTGGTTTGTCTTTTGGTGGCTTCCCTAGAGCAATTAGTCATGATAAGGCTAATCCCGCTGATGGTAATAATGCCACCAAAACCAGCCTCAATGATGAGATGTGCGAAGCCATTATCTCCGCCGTACGCGAAAGCGATTTGTTCGCAGCCCTCCAGGCAAAGATTGATGCGCAAACAGCTTCAGTAGTTGGCTTGCAACAGGCGATGCACGAAGCGGTGAACGACGCTCTTCGCAATGCGCTCAAGCCAGGCGGCATCCTCTGGAATACACGGTCGAGTGGACTCTGAGGGAGGATGTATGCGTATCACTGTATTGGATGACGATCCGGGGCGGAAAATTAATCTCGCTCGGGAACGATATAAAGTCTATATCGATGGCGTTGAAGTTAAGCACGTACTCACTGCTGATGACGAAAAAGGCGAGGTAATTGCCGCCGTAACCGATGAGCGCGGATACATTACGGCAGAGAACGGCGAAGTAAAGCGGCAATCTTTTTACGGGCGAGTAATTATCCAACGCCAATAAACCCCGATGGAGAAATTATGCAGGTCACTATTGATGGTGTCCCGTTTTTACCTGCCTGCGCTTCATCGTCACTGATAGGTATTGCCATCACTACCCACAACCGGCCAGACGTTTTAACGGGCGCCATTGAGCAGCACATTAAACATCTGCCCGCCGGGTCGCTGGTGGTGGTTATCGACGACGGTTCTAAACCTGCCGCCGTAGTACCTGACGGAGTGCGGTTGCGTCGCCATGAAACATCACTCGGCATTGTTGCTTCGAAGAACGCCAGTTTAACCGCGCTGATGGACGCCGGGTGTGAGCATCTTTTCCTTTGGGACGATGACGCCTGGCCCATCGCTGATAACTGGCACCTTCCATACATCGAATCACCCGAACCGCACCTGGCTTACCAGTTTCTCGATCTGGCAGGAACGAATAAGCTGAAGGATATGGCGGTCCTGTACCGGGATGATAAGCACATCGCTTACACCGGGCAGCGCGGCGTGATGCTGTATTACCACCGCAGCGCCATCGAGAAGGTGGGCGGATTCGATCCGGTTTATGGTCGCGGCATGTACGAGCACAGCGACCTCGCCTTGCGCATCCATAACGCAGGACTGACTACGTGGGCTTACGCTGATGTCCTCGGTTCAGATAAGCTGATTCATTCCCTCGATGAGCATGAAGCGGTGGAGCGTTCGGTACCGAGGCCCGACCGCCAGGCGCTGGTGGAACGTAATGTGAAGATCCACAACGAACGACGTGATACCGGCTTTACCGGTTACGTTGAATATCGGTGCCAGCGCAACGTGGTTATCACTACGTTACTGACCAGCCAGCCTGACCCTCAGCGCGGCACGAAAATGACGGCATCACCAGACATGCTGACCAAGTGGGCGGCCTCGCTTCGGAATTGTGGACGTATTGCGCTGGTGGATGAATTACTGACGGCCCCGGCAGATGTTGAGCTGTATCTCGTACCTGACGTGAAGATGAATGTCTACTTTCGTCGCTGGCTGCACATCTGGCAGCACCTGCGAGATCACCCTGAATACCGGTTCGTCTGGTGTACTGATGGTACCGATGTCGAAATGCTTCGCGCGCCGTGGGAAGAAATGGAGCCCGGAAAGGTGTATGTCGGTTCAGAACCAAAGACCTACGCCGATACCTGGGCAAAGCAGAATCATCCGGAGCGCATCTATCAGGAGTTCATTGAAGCGCACCGAAACGATGTAATGCTTAACGCTGGGCTGCTGGGTGGAACCCGCGCTGATGTAATGGCGTTTGCTCACGGCATCATCCGTCTTTACTACCGGATCGAGAGCTATCGTTTCTGGAAGAAAGAACAGGCTGGCGCCGCGGTGGGGGACATGCTGGCGTTCGGTATTGTCGCTCATTCATTCGCAGGAAAGGTGATTAC